ACCAGGACGAGCAGAACGACCCCTCCGTCCCGTGGGCGGAGGTGGTGACGAGCCTGAATACCGTGGCCGAACAGATCGGCCGCACGTCCGACATCCCCGAGGAGATGAAGCCGTGGCAACTGGTCGAATCGCTCGAACGAACGGGGCGGTCCCTGCTGCAGCGAGCCCGCGAGCTGCGGCGCCGCCACAAGTTGACGTAGGCCACCCGGCGCCGGTGTCCGTGCCGCTTCCGATCCGTGCCGCCCCGATTCCGGCCGGGGCCGACGTCTCGGACGTGTACATCCAGCAGTTTCAACAAGCCTGCAAAGACTTGCGGGCGGAACTCGTCGTCGCCACGCCCGACTGGGCGAAGAACGAACTGGCGACGCACAACACAAAGAACAGGCCGCTCTCGTCTACCTGGGCGAAAATCCGGGGGGCGATTCAGCGGGGCGGGTGGCAGGTCAACGGCGAGGCAATCGTGTACGACCGGGACGGGCGGCTGGTGAACGGCCAGCACCGCCTGACGGCGATCGCCGAATCCGGCATCTCCGTGCCCTTGCTCGTGGTCAGGGGCGTTCACCCCGACTCGTTCGCCACCTTCGACCAGGGGAAACGGCGGAATGCGAGCGATGTGCTCGCCGTCGAGGGTCACGATTTCGCGGTGAACTTGGCGGCCGCACTCGGGTGGCAGCAGCGGTACGAGTCGGGAAACATCGAAAAGGCCAACAGCGACGCCGTACCGAACGACCAGATCCTCGCAATGGCTGCCGGCCACCCGGAGATGGCTGACAGCGTCAAGTGGGCGGCCGGGCACCGCAACCGTCTGATCCCCCCGTCCATGTTGGCGTTCCTGCACTACCAACTCAGCGGCGTTTCGCCCGAAGACGCCGAAGCCTTTTTCAAGAAAGTCTGCGACGGGGTCGGGGTGGAAGAAAATTCGCACGAGTTCAACCTTCGCCGGCGACTTGATGGTCTTCCCAAGCGGGACAGCGTTACGCAGGTGCAAATCTGCGCCTGCGTGCTCAAGGCGTGGGCGAAGGTCCGGCTCAACGAGCCGTGGGGGTCAGTCATCGTGTGGAAGGAGAACGAGCGATTCCCCGAGATCGTGTGACCCGACCCCACACCCCCGACCGGAGGGCTGACGTGCAGATGCGATTCGGCGGCAACTACTACACGAAGCCGGCCGTCACCGCCTCGGTGCGGGAGGACGGCACCGCGGGGGTGACCATCCGCGGCGGGTGCCGGGCGAACCCGGCGGCCTACGCGAGCGTGCGCCTCAGCGAGGCCGACCTCCGGGGGCTCCTGGAGATGGTCGAGCAACTGAAGAAGCGGCGGGGCGGGGCCGCGGCCCACGAGCCGGCCGCGGCCGAAGGGGGCGAGTGATGCCGCGCCGAGCACCCGTTTACGAGCCGGTTGACCCCGCCCCGCCGACCCCGGCGACCGCGACCCCGGAGGAACTGTGCCGGGACGGGGCGTTCGACTGGCGGGGCGCCGCGGACTTCCTCGGGAACGTCAGCGAGAAGACGGTGGTCCGGTTGGTCGAGAAGGGCGACATCCCGGTCGTCCGGGTGGGCACGCGGGTCTTAATCCCCCGCCGGGCGCTCGCCCTGTGGCTGGCCGGCAAACTGCGGGAGGCGACGGCGTGACGACCCGAACACTCGAAGCCGCAGCGAGGGTCGAGCGGCTGGTGGCCGAGGCGCGGGCCGGGACCGCCGAGCCGGCGGTGCTGGCCGACGCCCTGCACCACCTGGCCGGGACGTTCCTCAACGCGGGTGAGGTCATCGAGGGCGTGCCGGACGACGAGTGGTGCCTGCGGTGCCACGGACTCAGGAAGCGGGTGCTCGGGACGCGGTTCCTCCGGTTCGCCCTGCGGGACTGCGGGCGGGCGTTGAGGCCGCTGTTCAAGGCGGCGAAGCTGGCGGCGAGCAACTAACCACGGGTGAGTCATGACCGCTGAGGAGGTCCGGACGGCGTTCCTCGCCGTCGCGGCCGGGGCCTTCATCTGCCTGCTGGCGATCGTGTGGCCGGCAACGGACGGGGACGAGTGACACCGCGGTGTCACACACACCAGGGAGGGTGAGGCGATGGCGAAGTTCGTGATGGTGAGTCAGGCGGCGAAGGAACTCGGCCTGACGACCGGGCTCGTCAACGGGTGGGTCGCCCGGGGCCTGCTACGGACGGTGCGGGTGAACACGCCGGCCCGGCCGTTCTGCGGGGCACGGGCGGTGGACATGGCCGAGCTGAGGCCGCTGGCCGAGCGGCACAAGGCGGGGAGGTACGCCCCGCGGTCGGACCGGGTCGGGCTGAAGCTCGCCCGGTCCGGCATCGCGGAGGAGCGGGCGGAGCGGACGGCGGACCCGATTACCCAGGTGGTGCGGTGCACGGACCTACTGACGGCGGCCGACCGGGAGGAGTTGGAGCGGCGGCGGGCGAAGTTTGCGGCGGTGCGGTCGTGAGGACGCCCCGGCCGGGGTGGGGCGGGTGGGTGCCGGCCGGGTGGGCGGCCCCGGACTGCGGGGTGAGCCGCGGCGTGGTCGATCGGTGGATGCGGACGCGGGCTCTGCCGTACCGCCGGTACCTGAATCTCATCCTCGTGGACCCGAAAGCGGTGCGAAAGCTGGCGTCGGCGTGGAAGCGGGAGCGGGCCAAGAAACTTAAGCGGGAGGGCCGGGCGTGAAGGTCATCGAGTGGTTCGTGGCCGCCGAGGTCGGGTTCGGGTTGGGCGTGGTGTGCCTGCCGTGGGACGGCCCCGCAACACCGAAGCCGGTGCCGCCCGCGGTCGTCCCGGCCTCGGAGCGGTGGACGCTGGAGCGGGAACTCGCGGCCGAGCGGGGCCGGCACCTGGACACGCTCCTGGAGGCGGCCCGGCTGCGGTGCGACCTCGACGCCCTCCGCCGGCAGGACACGGGCGTGGTGGTCGTCCCACCACCGGAGCAGGTCGGCATCGGGACGACGGACGTGCCCGACGCCGACCGGATTCCCCCGACGAGCGTGCCGAGGAGGCCGTGATGGACGCGATTACCGAGAAGGCGTTCGGGTGTGTGCGGAACACCATCCGGCTCAGGAGCGGGCGGTACTTCGACCTCGCCGACCCGAAGCCGGACCAGTTCACCCTCGCCGACATCGCGGGGGCGCTGTCCAAGATTTGCCGGTTCGGCGGGCAGGTCGGGAAGTTCTACAGCGTGGCCCAGCACAGCGTGTTGTGTGCGGACCAGGCGATGCTCGACGGGTTGCCGCTTTCCGTCCGGCGGGCGGCCCTCATGCACGACGCGGCGGAGGCGTTCACCGGGGACATCGTCAAGCCGCTCAAGGTCATGCTCCCGGAGTTCGCCGAGATCGAGCGGCGGGTGGAGTACGTCGTCAACCTGAAGTACGGGCTACTCACCGGCCCCTACGACTGGGATCGGGTGAAGGAAATCGACCGGGCGATGCTCATGGCCGAGCGGCGAATGCTGTTCTCGGCGGACCAAGTCGAGTGGACGGGTGAGCGGGACGTGCGTCGGATCGAGTTGGCCGCGGAGTGCTACCCGCCGGAGGCAGCGGAGCGGGCGTTCTTGAAGGCGGCGGCGGCGCTGAGCATCTGGGACCCGGAGGGGTCGCCAATGTCGCACACGAGGGTGAATTGATGGACTGGCTTCACCTCACGCTCCTGGCGGCCGTCGTCGCGGCGTGGTGGCCCCGCAGGACGCGGGGCAGCGGGCGGGTAACCGTGGCGGAGTGGCGGGGGATGCTCGCGGCGAGACGGGGTCACAAGCGGGAGGGGCGGGCATGCTGAACGTCTACGCCGACCCCGAGTACCGGGCGCTGTACGCCGCGTGCTTCGCCGACTACGCGGAAGGCACGGGCTGGGCTGCCCTCCGCGACTGGCTTCGGGACCGCGGTGTGCCCGAGGTGGTCGTGCAGGAAGCGGAACCCCTTCGTCGCCTTTCGCCGTACGACGTGGTTTCGTTTTTGGACGGCAGCGGCAGCGGCATCGGCAGAGGCAGCGGCAGCGGCAGCGGCATCGGCAGAGGCAGCGGCATCGGCAGCGGTCAGGAGAACCAAATGGAACCGGGGAAAGCGTACCTCGTGCATTGCGGGGACTGGCACACGTTCGTCGGCCGCTGCGTGAGGCAGGTCGGCCCCATGACGTACCTGTTCGAGTTCGTCTCCAAAATCCTGGAAACGAACAACGGCGACTGCTGGGAGAAGCTGGCGGCCGGGGACGGGCGACTGCGGAAGGCGTGCTCGTACGCCCACTACACGACGCCGGCGTGCGTGCCGCTGGCGATCATCGCGTTCGAGTGGCAGGGGCCGACGCCCCAGGAGGCGTAGCGTGCTGACGCTGGTGTTCGTGGGCGGGGTGGCGGCGGGGTACGCCCTCCGGTGGCTCGGCGACCGGGAGACGCGGCGGTACCTGCGGCGGGTCGTTGGTTGGTGGTCGGAGGTGTGCGTCCGGCTAGAGGCGACCGAGGCGGAGTTGGTGCGGTGCGAGAAGCAGCGGGACTGGGTGTTGAAACTGTACACCCGCGAGAAGCAGAAGGCCGAGGCGTCGCCGGCGGCCGAACCGGACTGGCGGGACGAGGAGCCGCCGCCGGTGGTGGAGTGGTGGTCGAAGCACGATTTGGGCGGGGAAGGGTAGGTCACACAAACGACACGCCCCGCCGGGCGCTGGGGAGCATCGCGGCGGGGCGTGCGAGGAGGACCGACAGATGGTGTATTCGCCCATCGCGGCAGCGAACCTTTACGTCGTCCGGGTGCGGACCCCGGACGGGCACGACATCGACGCCGGCTTTGACGGCATTGCCGACGCGGCCGAGGCGGTCGCCGCCTGCCGGGCGGTGGCCTCCGCCCTGGTCGGGGGGCCGGAAACCGACGACCCGGAGGAGGTGTGGGACGTGCTCGACACGCTCGCCGTTCTCGGGGCCGAGCCGGCGGACTGCGTCGCCGAGGTGGTCGTCCGGGCGGCCGCGACCCCCGAGACGCCGCACGGGTGGCGGACCGTGTTGGAGTGGCAGGCCGCCCCGGGCTGGCGGCGGTGAGTCACCGCCGGCCCGCCCCGGGAGGGGTCCGGGCGGGTCGGTTCCGAGTTCGTGGCCCCGTGGGCTGGTGAGTGTAACGGGGCGTTCTGGCACCCGGCCGGTGGCTGTAGCGGCGAGCGACTTCCCGGCCTCGTGGGCCGGGGGTGCGGTGCGATTCCGCGGGGTGCCTCTGGCGGACACCAACAGGAGGACGACATGAGTACGGCGGTTGCGAAGGCGGAGCGGACCGCGGACCTGGCACCGGTTCACACCCCGTCGCGGGGTGCGACGATCGTGGCGGACGCCCTGGTGCAGGAGACGGAGCAGCGGAAACTCCTCGGCCAGTACGTCGCCCACCACATGGTCGAGGGGGTGGACTACGGCGTCATCCCGGGGACGAAGAACAAGACGCTGCTCAAGCCCGGGGCGGAGAAGCTGACGCAACTCTTCCGGTGCATCCCGCGGTTCACGACCGAGGACAAGGTCGAGAACTGGGAGACGGGGCTGTTCTACTACCGGTTCCGCTGCCAGATCGTGACCCAGGCGGACGACGCGGTGGTCGCCGAGGGCGTCGGGTCGTGCTCGACGTACGAGAGCCGGTACCGGTGGCGGGAGGCCGGGCGGCGGTGCCCGGAGTGCGGGAAGGAGGCCATCATCAGGGGCAAGAAGGAGTACGGCGGCGGGTGGCTGTGCTTCGGGAAGAAGGGTGGCTGCGGGGCCAAGTTCGGGGACGACGACGCGGGCATCACCGGCCAGCAGACGGGGCGGGTGCAGAATCCGGACCTCATCGACAGCGTAAACACGGTGCTCAAGATGGCGAAGAAGCGGGCGCTCGTGGACGCCGCCATCGCCCTCGCCCGGTGCTCGGACATCTTCACGCAGGACCTCGACGACGCCGCCGAGCCCGAGCCGGCCCCGCCGGTCCGCCAGCTGCCGGCGAAGGACATGCCGACGCTCCGCGAGATTCACGCGGAGGCCGTGCGTGGGGCCGCGACCGCCGACGCCCTCAAGGCCGCGGTCGGCCGCATCAACGCGGACGTCGAGGCGAAGCGGCTGGGCAAGGCCGACACGGACTACCTCACGCCGCTCGTGCTCGCCCGGAAGGCCGAACTCGCGCAGCCGACCCCCGCCTCGCCCGAGTTGTTTAACGGCGGCGGAAAGCCGTCGTCGAACCTGCCGGACTGACCCCTCACCTTTTCGGAGTACGCGATGAAGCCGTTGGTCATTTACCACGCCGGTTGCTGGGACGGGTTCTGCGCCGCGTGGGTGCTCCGGCGGGAGTTCCCGGACGCCGACTTCCACGCGGCCCACTACGGCACCGAGCCCCCGGACGTGTCCGGCCGGGACGTGTTCGTCGTGGACTTTTGCTACAAGCGGCCGGTGATGCTCGCGATCGCTGCCGCCGCCCGGTCGCTCACGGTCCTCGACCACCACAAGTCGGCGGAGGCCGACCTCGCCGGGTTCGTGGCGGAGGCCAACGGCCTCTACGGCGTGGTGCCGAACGTCATTTTCAAGATGGACAAGAGCGGCGGCCGGTTGGCGTGGGAGTACCTGAACGGGGCGGCCCCGGCGCCGTGGCTGGTGGACTACACCGAGGACCGCGACCTGTGGCGGCACGTTCTGCCCGACTCGCGGGCGGTGAACGCGGCCCTGCGGTCGTACCCGCTCGACTTCGCCCAGTGGGACATGCTGGCTGGGATGGACCCGCGGGACCTGGCCGAGGAGGGGTACGCCATCCTGCGGGCGGAGGCCCAGACGGTTGCCGCCCACGTCCGCCACGCCCGGGAAATCGAACTCGGCGGGCACAAGGTGCTCGCGGTCAACGCCACCACCCTGTTCTCGGAGATCGCCGGCGAGTTGGCGCAGGGCCGCCCGTTCGGGGCGTGCTACTTCGACCGGTTCGACGGGCTGCGGGTGTGGTCGCTGCGGTCGCGCGAGGGCGGGGTGGACGTGTCCGAGGTCGCCAAGCAGTACGGGGGCGGCGGGCACCGCAACGCCGCCGGCTTCGAGCAACGCCCGGGGGTGCCGCTGTGACCCGCGACGAGATGCGTTCCCAACTCCTCGCGGCCCTGGCCCGGTTGCTGAAGCGGGCCGGGGTGACGCCGGCCGACGAGCCGCTGGCGGCCCGGGGGAAGATCCTGCGACAGATGGCCGAGGACGGCATCACGGGCGAGCCGCACTCGCCGCAGAACTGCCCCCTGTCAGTCTGGCTGCGGCGGGAGACGGGGCTGCACGTCCTGGTCTCGCCGACGCGGGTCGTCTGCCTCGGACCGTTCTTCGCCGGGAGGCGCGAGCAGGTGGTGTTCGACCTGCCGGTTGATGTCGCCGCCGCGGTCGGGGCGGTGGACCGGCGGGAGGTTCCCGAGTTGACCACGGACCGCACGGAGGCGGCATGAGCACGGGCAAGGAAGTCGCGGCTACTGGCGGGCTGTCGGTACGGGCGTTGTGGACGCTCTGGGCGATAGACGACGGGCTGGAGTTCGTCGCCGAGCCGGACGGCACGATGGTGGTCGTCCTCCCGCGACAGGTCGCGTGGGAGGTCGGGGACGAGGTGGACGAACTCCTCGCCCGTGGGTGGGTCGAGCACGCGGACGTGATCGGCCTGACGGACGCCGGCCGGTACTGGTCGGGACGGCTGAAGAAGAAGCACGGCGGCACGGGGCGGATCAACTGGGCGACGACCGCGCGGCGGATGCTGCGGGAGGTGGGCGGGTGAGTGACTACGCGGCGTTCCTCGACGGCAAGACGCAGGTCGGGACGGCGGACGGGTTCGAGCCCGTCTGGCTGCCCGCCGAGATGTTCGACTTCCAGCGGCACCTAGCCGAGTGGGAGATCCGCCGCGGGCGGTGTGCCACGTTCGCGGACTGCGGGATGGGCAAGTCGCTCCTCGAACTCGTGTTCGCCGAGAACGTGGTGCGAAAGACGAACGGCCGGGCGTTGATCCTGACCCCGCTCGCGGTCGCCCCGCAGTTCGTCACCGAGGGCGAGAAATTCGGCGTCGGGGTGACGCACGCCCGGGACCGGTCGGCGGTCGCCGGCCCCGGGGTGTACGTCACGAACTACGAGCGGCTGCACCACTTCGACCGCGGCGACTTCGCGGCGGTGCTGTGCGACGAGTCGAGTGCGATCAAGGACTTCGAGGGGAAGCGGAAGGAGGAGGTGACGGAGTTCATGCGGACGGTCCGGTACCGCGGGCTGTTCACCGCGACGGCCGCCCCGAACGACTTCGACGAACTCGGCACGTCGTCCGAGGCGATCGGCGAACTCGGGCACCGGGACATGCTCTCGAAGTTCTTCAAGAAGGAGACGGCGAAGGACTACCTCGGGTGGGGGCGGACGAAGCACAAGCTACGGGCGTACGCGGAGCGGGACTTCTGGCGGTGGGTGTGCTCGTGGGCCCGGGCGTGCCGCCGGCCGTCCGACCTCGGGTTCCCGGACGGCCCGTTCGAGTTGCCGCCCCTGCACCTGTTCGAGCACGTCGTGGCGGCCCGCACGCCGCCGGCCCACGCCCTGTTCGACGCCGGGGCGAGGTCGCTGCCGGAGCAGCAGGAGGAGCAGCGGCGGACGCTCCGGGAGCGGTGCGAGAAGGCGGCCGAACTGGTCGCCGGGACGGGCGAGCCGGCCGTCTGCTGGGTCCACCTGAACGACGAGGGGGACCTCCTGACCCGCCTCGTCCCGGGGGCCGTCCAGGTGTCCGGATCGGACGGCGACGAGGCGAAGGAGGAGAAGCTCGCCGACTTCGCGGCGGGCCGGGTGCGGGTGCTGGTCACCAAGCCGGCCATCGCCGGGTACGGGCTGAACTGGCAGCACTGCGCCCACCAGACCTACTTCCCGTCGCACTCGTTCGAGCGGTGGTACCAGGGCGTCCGGCGGTGTTGGCGGTTCGGCCAGACGCGGCCGGTGCGGGTGGACGTGGTGACGACCGACGGGGCGGCGGGCGTGCTCGCCAACCTCCGCCGCAAGCAGGACCAAGCCGACCAGATGTTCGCCCGGCTGGTGGAACTCATGGGCGAGGGGCTCCGGGTCGCCCGGGGCGGGTACGGGACGAAACCCGAGGAGGTGCCGGGATGGCTGTCATCGACCAGTGCGTGACCGACCGGTACGCGGTCTACAACGGCGACTCGTGCGAGGTCCTGCCGACGCTCCCGCCGGCGTCGGTCGGGCTGTCGGTGTACTCGCCCCCGTTCTGCGGGCTGTTCCACTACAGCAGCAGCGAGCGGGACATGTCGAACGCCCGCAGCTACGCGGAGTTCTTCGAGCACTACGAGTTTCTCGTGGGGCAGATCACCCGCGTGACCGTGCCCGGCCGCATCTCCGCGGTTCACTGCATGGACGTGCCGACGGACGGGGCGAACGTCTGCGGGTACCGGGACTTCCCCGGCGACATCATCCGCCTGCACGAGCGGCTCGGGTGGGAGTACCTACCCCGCATCTGCATCTGGAAGGAACCGTTAGAAGTCCGCAACCGGACCATGACGAAGGCCCTGGCCCACTGCCAGATTGTGGCCGACTCGACCCGCACGAACGTGGCCGCCGCGGACTACCTGATCCCGTTCCGGAAAAAGGGCGAGAACCCGGCCCCGGTCACGCACCCGGTGGGGCTGACCTCGTACGCCGGTGCCCGGGAGGTCCCGCGGGAGTTGCACAAGTACCGCGGGTGGAAGGGCAAGCAGACCCAGAACCGGTACTCACACTGGGTGTGGCGGCAGTACGCCTCGTGCTTCTGGGACGACATCCGCCTCGACCGCGTGTTGCCGTTCCGAGATTGCCGCGAGCCGGACGACGAGCGGCACATTCACCCGCTCCAACTCGACGTCATCGAGCGGGCCTGTGTCCTGTGGTCGAACCCGGGCGAGGTCGTCCTCACGCCCTTCATGGGCGTCGGCTCCGAGGTGTACGGGGCCGTGGTGAACGGCCGCCGCGGGGTCGGGGTGGAGTTGAAGCCGGCGTACTACCGGCAGGCCGTGGCTAACCTGGCGTCGCTGGCCGAGCGGAAGGCGGACGCGGCCGAGACCGAGACGGGGAACCTGTTCGAAGCCTTCACCCCCTCCGGAGACGCCCCGTGACCACGACCACGACCGAGCCCGCTGCCCGCGTCCCGCTCACCGAGCGGCAGCGGGAGGTGTACGACGCGATACTCACGCACCTGCACAACGCCGGGGTTCCGCCGACCATCCGGGACTTGTGCTTCGCCCTGGACATCCGCTCCCCGCAGGGGGTCGTGTGCCACCTGAAGCCGTTGGCGAATAAGGGGTGGATTCTATGGACGCCGACCAGCCAGCCGAAGGGCTCGGCGAGGAAGCGGAAGAAGCGGAAGAAGGCGACGGCCCGGGGCATCGTCGTCCCGGAGGTCCACGAGGCCATGCGGGCGGTGCTGCGGGGCATGCTCGGGATTCACTGAGGAGGGCTGCGATGGGCGACGCGAAGCACACGAACGGCCCGTGGGCGTGGTACGGCCCGACAAGGGGCGAGGGGTTGACGTTCACGCACGAGGCCCACGTCGGGCCGGGCGAGGGCAACGACGTCTGCGGCCCAATCGCGGCCGTGTCCGGCGACGACGACGAGCAGGCGGTGGCGAACGCCAAACTTGTCGCCGCGGCCCCGGACATCCTGGCGGTGGTGCGGGCGTACGAGCGGTGGGAGGCCGACCTCGTCCTGGACGGCGAGGCGTGGGACTGCGGGCGGGCGTTCCCGCGGTTCACGGCGAAACTCTGGGACCGGTTCCTGGAGTTGCAGACGATGCGGAACGACGCGGTCCGGAAGGCGGGGGAGGGCTGACCCGATGGCGAAGCAGAAGCCTGAGGTGCTGTACAGCCTGACCCTCAACGGCCGCAGCCTGAAGGGCGAGCGGTGGGGCGGGCGGTGGCTGTTCTTCACGCCCGACTACCCGGACATCCCCGAGCACTACGACGGGGACGCCGACGCATCCGAGGCAATTGAAGAGTTCATGCGGCGGGCGATGGGGGCGGCGGAACAGTCCGGGGGCTGAACATGGCGGGCGACTGGTTCCCGATGCAACTGTGGCGGTCCCGGTGTCCCGAAGTTGTCCTCATTTCGTCCCTCAGCGGGCGGGACAGGCACGAGACACTCGGGTGGCTCTGTGACCTCTGGTCGTGGTGCAGCAGCGAGACAACGGACGGACGCATCGTGGGCGTGCGGGTGGCAGACCTGCCGTCCGTCCTGGGCGCGGACGCCCGGTTTTGGGGGGCCGTCGAGGCCGCCCTGTGGCTCGCCGAGGACGAGGGCGGAATCGTCATACCCGGTTGGGACAACTGGCTTTGCGAGAGCGCCAAGAAGCGGGCGAAGGAGCGGCAGAAGAAGCGGAACCAGCGGTCCCGCCCGCGTCCCAAACTTGTCCCGCAAGTGTCCCCGAAGTGTCCCCGAAATGTCCCGCCTACAGAACAGAACAGAACAGAACAGAAGAGGGAAGAAAGACCGACCCCCCTACCCCCCGTTCCGGGGGGTGAGGCGGAGGAGTCCGTCGCCGCGGTGGAGTTCGTGGACCTGAACCTCTGGCCGGAGTTCGTGCGGGAGTGGGACGCGGCCGGGCTGCCCGGGGCGGGGAAGATTCAGCGGACCCCGGGGCGGGTCGGGCTGCTCCAGCAGCGGCTCGCGGCGGACGACTGGCGGGGCCGGTGGCGGGAGGCGGTGCGGCGGGCGGGGCGGTCGGCGAAGTGCCGCGGCCTCGACCCGACATGGTCGTCCGGGCTCAGGCTCGACACGTTCCTCAAGCAGCCCGATTTCGTGGTCCGCATCCTCGAGGGCGAATTCGACGACGCCCCCGCCGGAGCCCCCGCGGCGGGGGGCAAGACGAAACGCGAACTGGAACTCGACGCGGTGTTCGCGGAAGAGGCCAGGCGACGGGCCGGATAACCCAGGAGGCGACGATGCCGGTTGACCCGAAGATTCCCCCCGCCCTGTGCGTGCGGGAGGCCGACGTGCCGCGGGGGACGCGCCTGCCCCCGGGCGTGGTGCACGCGAACTGCGCCGGGTGCGGGGCCCGCCTCGTGCTGGCGACCTCGACGCGGGACGCGGCCCGCCGCGGGGAGATGCAGCCCGTCTGCCGCCCGTGCCTGGAGGCGTCCCGCCCCGCGGACCTGTACGTCGCCGCGATGACGCCCGCCCAGGCCGAGCAGATGCGGGCGTTCGACCGGTTCGACGCCGAGCGGAACTGAGGGAACCAACCGTGGACATGGACTGGTACGCGGAGTGGGTGCGGTTGCACTGCCAGGCCACGGGGGCGGACGCGGCGGCGGCCCGGGCGCTCCTGTCCGAAATCGTCCGGGCCGTGCTGCTGAACGGCGGCACGACCTCCGAGGAACTCGGCGAGGTGACGGCCCGACTCGTTACCCGGCACGAGACGCCGAAGTTCGCCAACGAGCACGCGGACGCCGTGGGACTCGAACTCGTGCGGCTGCGGGAGGAGCGGCGAGTCGCGACCCTCCCGGGTCCGGCCGCGGCCCCCGGCAACTTCGCCCCGGACTGCCCGGCGTGCGGCGGGTCGGGCCTCGTGGTCGTGCCGCACGCCCGGTGCGTGTGGCAGGGCCGGCTCGTCGTCCACCCGGACCAGGGTAAGCTCGTCACCGGCGCGGCCCTGTGCGACGGGCCGGGGTGTGCGGCGGGCGAGGTGGCGCGGACGAAGGAGCGGGCGCGGGTCGATAACCCGCCCCGCCGGCCGACGCTCTCGCAGGTGCGGCGGCACCACGGGTGCGACGTGCTCGCGATGCTCCGACAGCACGAGCGGGACCAGGCCGCGGCGGCGCGGCGGCGGACCGGGCCGGCGGGGGACTTCCCGGCGATGGCGGCGATTCTCGAACGCGCGAAACGGAGGGCCGACGCGGCATGAGCCAGACGACCACCACCCCCGAGCCGTGCGCCGTGTGCGGCGGGCACCGCGTGCTCGCCAGCCTGACCGGGTACCCGGTCAACTGCCCGGCGTGCAAGGACGACCCCGCCCCGACCTACGGCTGCCGGGCGTGCGACCGCGACCCGGACGGGTGCGCCCGCTGCCGACCCCGCCCCGCCCTGCTCAACCCGGGAGCCGACTGCCCGGTGTGCGGGGCCGACCGGCTGAGGGAGCGGCGGGAGGTCGACAAGCTCGTCGCCGCCCTGGTGTGCTGGCTGGAGGAGCCGGGATCGGTCGGCCTCCAGGTCGGGCTCGCCCAGGCCCTCGCCGCGGCCGACGGGAGCCACGCCGGGGACCGGCTCAAGCAGGTTCAGCGGGTCGCCGGGCGGAGGGCCGCGTGAGTGCGGCACGCGGGGCCGCGCTGCTCCTGACGCACATCCGCCGCGGCACCCTCGGCACGGACCCCGAGGTACTGCTCGACCTGCTCGACCTGGTCCGGGCCGCCGAACGCGAGGGGGAGACTGTGGAAACGCCCGAGGACGTGTTCGACTGGGTGGACGAACTGTTCGAACTCGAGGCCGACATCTTCGCCCTCGCGTCGCTGCACGAGCCCGAGAGCAACGAGTGGCGCATCGCCATGAACGCCTGCCGCGGCATCTGCGAGCGGATGCGGCGGGTCCGCGTCCGGGCCACCAGGCCGCCCCACGTCAACGCCACGCCCGCGAAGTGACCACGGGGCGGGCGAAATCCCGCCCGGACCCGTTCGCCCCGTATACGCGAAATGGTGCGATTTGGCGTAGGGTCGCATAAGCGGCACAACCGGCAAGCAAAGGAGAACCGGCGTGAATCTGCCACCCGACTTAACCGCGAAGTGCCTGAGACTCGCCGGGGTGGAGCCCGCCGCGAAGCCGAAGCGGGCGCGGAAACCGCCCAAGGCCCCGCCCGTGTTCCCGGCGGGCACCCTGCCGCGGGTCCGGCTCGACACGCCCCCGCCCACCACGAACAACCTGTTCACCCAGTGCGGCAAGCAGCGGGTGAAGTCGGCCGAGTACCGGGCGTGGCTCCGGTACGCCGTGCCCGTCCTCCGCACCCTCGCCCGCCCCGCCCTGCCGTGCCGGTACTCCTACCTGCTCGTCGGGAAGTGGCTGCGCCGCTGCGACGGGGCCAACCGCGAAAAGGGGTTGGTCGATGCGGCCGTGCAGGCGGGCGTGATCCCCGACGACAGCCTGGAGTACGTCCGGGGCGGGGTGTGGGACTGGCTGCCGACCGAGGCGGAACCGGCCGTCCTGCTGTGGTTCGAGCCGTGGGAGGCGTGGGGAGAACTCAAGGAGGCCGCATGAGCGAAACCCACCTTTTCGACCACCCCGACATTGAGGCGTTCTGGACGCGGTCCGGGTTCCTCGTCGTGCACATGCTGGCGCCGTGGGCCGCCCCGCTCCCGCCGCCCGACGATTTGTACGTCGGCGACGCGGAGCGGGGACAGTTGTTGGACATCCTGGACCGCGGCGTGATCCGCGAACCGTACAGCGAGTAACGCCGTGACGTCGGACGACCTGACGGCGGAGGAGCAGTTGGCGACGTACCATCCGCACCGGGGCAGGGTGTTCGGCAGGGATGGCGGCCGTGCCATCGTCGATACAGCGCTCGCGGTGGAACCCCAGGCCAGCAACATCTCCGAAGCCTTCGCCATTGCCCTGCGAGACTTCCTCGCCCGCCGCAAGGGCGTGACCCGGCCCGCCCCGCCCGCGGTAGGATGACGGGACCATGCCCCTTACCCCCAAGCAGCAGCGGTTTTGCGACGAGTACCTCGTTGACCTCAACGCCACCCAGGCCGCCGTCCGCTCCGGGTACTCGGTGAAGACGGCCGACCGCCAGGGCCACCGTCTGTTGAGGAATGCTGAGGTCCGCGCGTACGTCGCCCGGCGGCGGGGGCAACTCGCCGGGCGGGCCGAACTCGACGCCGCGTACGTCCTCGCCCGGCTGCGGCTGGAGGCCGAGCGGACGGGCGAGGACGCCAGCCACTCGGCCCGGGTGGCGGCGCTCAACCTGCTCGGCAAGCACCTCGGCATGTTCGTGGACAAGGTCGAGGTCAAGACGACCGCCCGGTTGGTGGTCGAGGAGGAGGTCGTTGGTGGAGACCGTCACGCGGACGATCCGGCTGCACCGCGTCCAGTCTGAGTTCCGCCACTCGCCCGCCCTGTTCCGCGGGTTCGTCGGCGGGCGGGGGTCGGGCAAGTCGTGGGCGGGAGCCTACGACCTCATCCGCCGCGCCCGCCCCGGCCGCACGTACATGGTCGCCAGCCCGACGGGCGTCCTGCTCGGCGACACCACGTTCCCCACGTTCAAATCCATCGCGACGGACCTCGGCGTGTGGGGGGAGTGCAAGCTCACCCCGTACCCCAGCGTCACCCTGCTCCTCGAGGGCGGGGAGGCGACCGTCCGGTTCCGCACGGCCGAGGACCCGGAGCGGATGCGGGGACCGAACCTGTCGGGGGTGTGGCTGGACGAGACCAGCCTGATGCCCGAGGCGGCGTACACCATCGCGATTGCGTGCCTGCGGGAGGGCGGTCGGCAGGGCTGGCTCTCGGCGACCTTCACGCCCCGGGGCCCTTTTCACTGGACGTACGAGGTCTTCGCCAAGGGCCGGGCGGACACGGCCATCTTCCACGCCCGGACGGGCCAGAACCCGTTCAACCCGGCCGGGTTCGAGGAGACGCTGGCGAAGCAGTACGGGCCGCTGTACGCCCGGCAGGAGCTCGGCGGCGAGTTCGTCGAGACGGAGGGGGCGGAGTGGCCGGCGGCGTGGTTCCCGGAGACACTGTGGTTCCACACCTGGCCGGCGGACGTGACGTTCCGGGTGATGGCCCTGGACCCGTCGAAGGGGAGCGCGGCCCGGGACGGGGACTACAGCGCGTTCGTGACGGCCGCCCGGGACGGCAAGGGCGTGTGGTGGGTGGAGGCGGACCTCGACAACCGCCGCCCCACGTCCCAGATCGTGGCCGACGCCCTGGCCCTGGCGTCCCGGTTCGAGGCCGAGACGGGCGGCCCGCTCGACGGGTTCGGCTGCGAGAGCGACCAGTTCCAGGAACTCCTCGCCGACCAGATCCGGGCCGCGAGCCGGGCGGCCGGGGTGCAGCTCCCGCTCTACGCCATGCGGACGGGCGGGGTGCCGAAGGAGGTGCGCATCCGCCGCCTCACGCCCTACCTGTCCTCGGGGCTGTTCCGCTTCCGCGAGACGCCCGGCACGCGGCTCCTGGCCCAGCAGCTCCAGACGTTCCCGGTCGGGGCGCACGACGACGGGTGTGATGCCCTCGAGTACGCGATGCGGCTGGCGGCCCACCTCCTGAACGGCCGCGAGCGGCGGCGGCAGGCGACCCGGCGGGGCTCCTGACGGCATCCTGGAGGGCATGTCCACCGCCAAGCCCAAGCGTTTGCGCGAATTGGAGCGGGACCTCCTCGAGGCCCGGACCGAGGCCGCCCTCCTCCGGACCCGGGCGACCCTCCGCCGGCTGAAGGAGAGTGCCGCCCTGTCGCCCGACTGGGTCGGCCCGTACGCCGACTTCCTCGAGCGGCGGGCGATGAGCCCGGACTGGCTGCCGGTCGGCGGGTCCGGCGCCCGCCGCGGCGGGGCGAACTACCCGTTCTACCAGACCGAGACCGAACTCAACATCCTCCGCGACCTGTCCCGGGTCGTGGCCGGCACCAACAACCACGCGGCGGGCCTCCTCCGCGGGTACACGTCCTTCGTTGCCGGCACCGGGTTCAAGTGCAAGGTCACGCCGAAGCCCGACAGCGGCCCCGTGGGGAAGGCGGCGGCGGCCCGGGTGACGGCGTGGCTGGAGGGGTGGGAGAAGCGCCAAAGGTGGGCCGAGCGGCAGCAGGAACTCGTCCGCCGGACCGAGCGGGACGGGGACGGAATCCTCCGCCTGTTCGCCGACGAAGACGCCGGCGAACTCGGCGTCCGGTTCGTCTGGCCCGAGCAGGTCGTCCAGCCGCCGGACAGCACGTTCGAGGAGTGGTCGTTCGGCCTCCGCACCGACCCGGACGACCGCGAGACGGCCACCGAGATGTACGTGGCGGGGGTGGACAACCCGGCAGACGGCGACTACGTCCCGGCCCGCGACTTCGTCCTGTTCCAGCCGGAGAACGACTCCGGCGTGAAGAGAAGGGTGCCGACGTTCGCCTTCGGCATGCGGGAGGTGCTCGACAGCGCCGGCCGCCTGACCCGCAACCTCGGCGAGGGGGCGGCCGTCCGGGAGGCCATCGCGTACATGCGGCAGCACGCCGCCGCGGCGGAATCCGACATCGAGGCGGCGAACTTCGCGGACGCGGCCTACCGCGAGCGGGTGCCGTACACCGACACGTACCGGCCGGTGAGCATCTCCGAACCGGGCACCGTGGTGGACTTCCCGGAGGGGATGGAACTGGCCGGGGTGCCGGCCAACCCGGGGAGCGCCGCCCACTCCGCGGTGGTGGATTTGCTCATCCGCAGCGCCTGTGCCCGGCTCAACGCCCCCGAGTGGCTGGGCAGTTCCAACGCCGCGAACATGGGGGCGTACACCAGTTCCCTCGTGGCCGAATCCCCGTTCGTCAAGGGCGTGGTGCAGGTGCAGGCGTACTACCGCCCGCGGCTCCTGACGGTCGTGGACCGGGCCCTCGCCCTGGCGGCGGCCGCGGGGAAGGTGCGGCGGGAAGACCTTGACGCGGTCACGGTGGACCTGATCCCGCCGTCACCCGAGGTGCGGAACAAGCTGGAGGAGGCCCAGCGGTTCCAGGTCGAGCAGCAACTGGGCGTGGACAGCCCCCAGCGGTACTGCGAGTCGGTGGACCGCGACTTCGAGCGGATCGCCGAGGAGAACAAGCGGGCGAAGGAACTCGCCGGGCCGCCGCCGGGGGCTCCCGGCGCCCCGGGGCAGCCGCCGGACGCGGGCGGGGGCGACCCGCTGGCGGCCCTCGGCGGGCTGGCGGAGAGTCTGCTCTCCGACGATGCCGTCGAGGAGTTCGGCCTGCGACTGCTGGAGGCCGACGCCCCGCCGGGCAAGGTGTGGAAGCAGGTCAACTACACCCGCGGCGGCAAGCAGTACACGCGGAAGCAGTTGGTGAACGCCCCGGCCGCGGCGGCGCAGAAGCCGGCCGGCAAGAAGGACGAGCCGAAGGCGGGGCCGGCGAAGGCCGCCAAGCCCGACGCGGCGGCCGTCCAGAAGGAACTCCTCGGCCACCTCGAGAACCCGGCCGGGCTGACGCCGGACGTCGCCACCGCCCTCGCGGGGAAGTTGAAGACCCTGACCGTCCCGCAGGTGCAGGCCATCCAGAAGGCCGCCGGGGCGAAGGGCGGGAAGGACAAGGCGGAGAAGATCGCCCGCACCCTCGACGCCGTCCGGGCGAAACTGGCGAAGGCGAAGGAGGCCCCGGCGGGCGCCCCCCCCGAAACACCCGCCGCCCCTGCCGCCCCGCCCGCCGCGAACGAGCAGGCGGCGGCGAACGTCTTCCACGACATGGTCGGCGGGAGGTACGCCAACCTCGGCATGGTGCCCGTCCACGAGATGCGGGCGGCCTTCAAGCGGGCGAACCCGGGGGCGACCGACGCCGACTTCGACAACGCCCTCCTGTCGCTCCGCCGGGACGACCGCGCCCGCCTGATCCCGATCGACGACCGCAGCCGGGCCACCCCCGACCAGTTGAAGAACTCCATCCACCGCGTCGGGGAAACGTTCTTTTACATGCAGGCGACACCCACCACGCCGGCCGCCGCGAACCCCCCCGCCCCGACGGGGGTTCCCCCCGAAACACCCCCGGGGCCCGCCGCCAAGCCCGCCCCGCACGCCCAGGCCCGCGCCGCCCTCGACGCCCTCGGCGTCGCCCACTCGCACCTGTCCGACGAGGACGTGGTGTCCCGGTTGAAGGCCGCGTTCGGCGCCCCCGCGGCCAAACCGGCGGCGAAGGCCAAGCCCGCGGCCAGGCCGAAGGCGGCAGCCGGGAGGACCAAGCCCGCGGGCGAGCACCTGGACGCGGCGGCGGCCGAGCTGAACGCCCTATCCCGCTCCGACGGGGCGGCGACCGTCACCGACGAGGCGGCGACCGCCCACCTCGACCGCGTCCTCGCGGGGATGACTTCGGACGAGGTCAAGGAGATCGCCCGGCGGGTGACGAACCGCCGGGCCAGGACGCCGGCGGAGGCCCGCCAAAACTTGCACAACGACCTGACCGCCGTCCGCCGGCTGGTCCAGTCCCAGAACGTCTGAGGCCCCCGTGCCCGACCTGCTCGCCGCCGCCATCGACCTCATCCTCGCCGCCCTGGCCGACGGGGACCAGGACACCGCCGCCGCCCTCGAGGACCGGCTGTCCGACCCGGACGCCCTGGCCGAGTTGCTCGGCACCGACCGGGCGGAACCCCCCGCCGCCTAACCCGGGGGAGATTGCGGCGGCCCTGGCGGGGGCAGGCGGAAGGTGATGTCCGGCCACACCGCCGCGCAGAACTCGTCCAGGGTCGGCCGGACCCGGCCGCAGAACGGCATCCGCGTCGTCTTGAACTGCCACGCGGCGGCCCCGCTGCGGCCCCCGCGGTTGCCGAACCGGGTCACGCACGGCCCCGACCCGTCGCGGGGCTCTTGCTGCTCCCACCAGTCCAGGTCCAGGTCCGTCGTCAGCACCACCTCCCGGACGGGCTGGGCGGCGAGGAGGGCGTCCGCGTGCCGCACCCAGTCCGCGGCGGTGCAGGTGATTTTGGCAACAAACCCCCGCGACCATTCCGGGGTAATTCCGTCGGGCAGAACCGACCACGGCGGCGGGCGGTCAAAGATCAGAAGGACATCCGGCTCCATAATGGCGCGGCGAATGTACATAGCTTGACTGCTTTCGCTATGCTCATCGAGCCAATCCGCGAACACCAGCCGACTGGTATCGTCGTCCGGCTGGTCAATGATGCTGCGGATTAACGCCTCGCGCTCGTTCACGTTGCCTCTGGAAAGTTGAGTCGGGCGAACTCGCCGTGAAGTCGCTTCGCCGCTTCGTCGTAAGCCCGCGCCGCCTCTTCTTCGGTCGCGAACGTCCCGATGCGGATGCGCTTGCCCTCATGGGCAATGCTGGCCACCCACCCGCCGCAAACGCCCCAGAACTTCGACCGCCCCTTGACGACTCCGCCGTTGTTGGCTGCGTTCTGCGAACGGGTCGCCCACCGAAGGTTGCTCCGCCGGTTGTTCAGCCCGTTCCCGTCCTTGTGATCCACGCGGAAGCCTTCACGCTCCCCGAAGATGACGTTGTGCATGAACAACCCGCTCG